GACGTCCTCTGCGGCTCCGTTATCCCGCAGAGCACGCAGGTGATCTGGGAAATACAGCCGAACGGGTCGGGTGCGTGGATCGCGCTCGACGACGTCAATACGACGGCGCTGAATACGTCGCCGCCGCTGTGCCGCTTCCGCGGTCGCTTTGTCGGCACGAAGGACATTCATGCTGGCGTCCAGCTTACGGGCTCGCAGGTGAAGCTCCTCCGGCCGAAGACGGCGTTCAAGCACGTTTCGGACGTGATCACTCTGGCATCCGCGTCGGGCGACATCTACGTCCGTGTGGCTCTCGAGAACTTCGACGACACGCCTCATGACCTCACCGCGCAACTTCGCGTTGCGTTGAGCGATGAGGCGGCGGACGTCACCGAGACGGTGACAATCGATGCCGACACAGGCCACTACGAGCGGACCTTCCGCTTCCAGCTTGCTGTCCCGATCTCGTCCTTCCGGATCGTGCTCGACGGCACCACGACCAGCGCGGCGTCGACGTTCCAGGTATCCGAGCGCGTTCATTGGGCGCTCTAAGGCAGGAGTGAAGTCTATGGCGAAGTTGCCAGCATTTCAGGATGAGGCCGCCTACGCGATCACCCTCGCGGGTCCGGCGGAATATAACGGCCAGGTTCTGCGCCCCCGCAAGGGGGCGTCCCTGACCGTCAAGGGAAAGGTGGCGAAGGCGATCAAGGAAAGTATCGCCTCTGCCGAAAAGGTCGAGCCAATCGCTACGCTCTAATCTGAGAAGGTAAAGTCATGGCGGGTTTTCATCGCTTCGAAGAGCTCTATCGCGTCAAGGCGCGCGATAACCTCGGTGATCCCGAGTTCTGGAACCGTAGGTTCAGCGATATCGACCTGCGCGTTACACAGAACGAGCAAGCGCTCGCCGACCTCGACGCGGTAGCTGGTCGCGTCGAGGGCGCCGCTCTAGATCGTATCGACAACGTGATCACCCCGCTGGCGGTCGAGGCGACAAATCGCCTAACGACCGTCGCGGAACTTCTCTCAGCAACGTCGGGGACTGAGATAACGGTCGGGACCGGAACAAAGCAGTTCACGGTGCCGGCCACGGAACGCAACACATTCGCGCCTCTTCCGTACCTGTTCATTCATGCAACGGAAGACTTCGATCTCAATATGACGGCGCGGCGCGTCTCCTACGACCGGGAAACCGGCGTGCTCGTCGTTTCTGCCGTCCGGTCGAGCGGCGCAGGAACGTCCGATAGCTGGTCAATTACCCCGATCATCCTCGACGAGGGCCTTGAAACGCTCCGCACTGAGGTCCAGTCCAACAAGGATGCGGCCGTAAGCGCCAAGGATACTGCGGTCACGTCTGCCGGAGCGGCCGCGACGTCGGCCTCTGCGTCGAACGCGGCGAAGGAGGCGGCGCAGACTGCGTTGGCAGACTTCCTACTCCGTTACCGCGGCTCTGGGGCGAGCGCTCCCGCGGACCCACTCGGCGGACAGCTTTGGTTCGATACAGGCGCGGCTCCGAACTCTCTGATGCGCGTCTACAATCCGGACACGGAGCTTTGGGAGCCCGCTGTCCTGACGTCTATCGGCGGCATTGTCGAGGCCGACTACACCGTCGGCCCCGGCGGCCAGTCGGAATTTACGGTCGCCGGTGGGTTTACGAACCTTGACGTCTACAAGAACGGCGCACTCTTGAAGCGTACCGTCGATGTGACGTTCGGCAGCCCGGGTTTCACCCTTGCGGTTGCGGCTGCCGAGGGAGATGTGATCTCGGCGCGCGGCTACACTGCGACCGACGCGACCGACTACTTTACGAAGGATCAGGCGAACGCTCGCTTCTATACGCAGGCCCAGGTCGACGCTATCTCGGCGGCTCTTGTCAGTTCGATCTCGGGAAAGCAGTCCATAAGCGCGATCCTGACGGCACTCTCCGGCTTGGGCGGCAACAACACGATCCCGTACTTCACGGGAGCGAGCACGATGGCCGGTGCAACGCTCACTGCCTACGGTCGCACAATCCTGGCCCTTGCGAACCAAGCGGCGCTGACCGCGCTGATCGCCCAAGCGACAATAAGCGCCAATGGAACGATCAGAAAGTCCACGGTCGCACAGCTTCGTACTGGAACTGCGGATCGATACCCTAGTGCCGCCGAACTAGCCCAACGCGGCGTAGAACTCGGTCCGTATACGCCGGTAGCCGGTGGCGCACAGATCATTGCTCACGGGCTCGGTGTTCGCCCTAGTCGTGTCGAGGCGTGGCTCGTTTGTCAAAGCCCCGAACACGGCTTTGTAGCTGGCGAGGAGACCTCCGCTTGGATCGAGTACACATCCTCTACCTATGGCGTACAGGTCAGCATTAGGGACGATACCAGCATCCGCTATCAGGTCGGCGTATCTGGCCTTGTCATTATGAAAGATAACGGCAGGATCGTCGTCGCGAGCCTGAGTAAGTGGAAGCTGGTCATCCGAGTTTATCCGAAAGAAACAGCGTAGCGCGGGCGCTACAGCGTAATCCTCTTCCTCACATTTAAGGAGATTGATCTATGACCGACCCCACGTTCGGCATGTCCATTACTCGGCTCGACAACGAGCCGCGGCCTGCGGTCGCGGCTGATATGTCGGTCGTCGGCTTCGTCGGTACCGCTCCGGATGCCGACGCGGGAGCCTTCCCGCTCAATACGCCCGTTCTCATGTTCAGCGATGATGCCGACAAGCTCGCGCTGCTCGGCGCCAGCGGGACGCTGGCGGACGCCATCGCGGGCGTGAGCGCGCAGCTTGGCGACTTCCAGGTCGCGGCGAAGGTCGTCGTCGTCCGCGCCACCGAGGGCGAGGATGACGACGCGACGATCGCGAACCTGATCGGCTCTGCCGGTTCGAAGTCCGGTCTGTACGCGCTTCTTGAGGCGGGGCCGGTGCTTGGCGTCACCCCGCGCCTCATCGGCGTCCCGGGGTACACCAGTCAGCAGAAGTCGGGCGTCGGGACCATCGCAGTTTCGGACGGCGGCTCCGGCTATACGAGCGCGCCGACTGTTGCCTTCACCGGCGGCGGCGGCAGTGGCGCTGCGGCGACCGCGGTCCTCACGGATGGCGTCGTGACGAGCGTCGTGGTGACTGATCCCGGCAGCGGCTACACGTCGACGCCGACGATCAGCTTCACCGGCGGCGGGGGAACCGGCGCCGCAGCGACGGCGACGATGACCAAGCTCGCGAACCCGGTAGTGGCCGCTCTGCCGGCCATCCTCTCCCAGCTTCTCGCCCATGCCGTTGTGTCGGGACCGGCGACGACGCTGCAGGCATACACGGACTGGCGCGAGACGGTCCAGAGCGACCGCATTATCCCGCTCGAGACGTCGGTGAAGGTGGGGACGCAGGGCACCGTAAAGGACGCGGCGCCCTACATTCTCGGCATCGCGGTGCGCCGCGACCACGAGCGTAATGGCGTGCCGTCGGCCTCCTGGGCGAACCAGCCGCTCTACGGCATTGTCGGCCCGAACCGCGCGATCCGCTTCTCGCTGACCGACGGCGCAACCGAGGGGCAGTCGATCCTCGCGCTCAATGGCGGCGTCATCCTGCGCGGCGAGGCGGGCGTCGAGGGCGCGGTCGCGTCCGGCGGCTTCATCTACGTCGGGACGGATACCGCCGCCGAGGATGACCTCTGGCGCTTCTATAACGTCACGAGGTTGCGCGATTTCATCCACTTGATGTTCTTGCGCACGCTTCGCGGCTTCCTTGGCACCCGCAACATCACGTTCGGGACCGTCGAGGATATCCAGAACACCATGAAGTTCGCGCTGCGCGACTTGAAGGCGGACGATCATATCCTCGGATATACCGTCGGCTTCACGCGCGACCAGAACAGCCCGGAGCAGCTTCGGCAAGGCAAGTTCACCGTCAACTTCGCTGCCGAGGAAGCGCCGGTTCTGCGCTATCTCGGCATCCAGTCGGCGCGCTACCGTCCGGCTCTCGACGCTCTCCTCGACCAGCTTCTCGCTCAGGTCGATCAGGCGGCCGCGTAACAGCGGCCGCCTCTCGTCTCCGAAATCTCCATCTGAAGGAGGGCTCGCGCAATGTCCGCGACCATTTACGTCATGACGGCCGCAAACCTGTTCTGCGGCGACCACGACCCGAGCAATTCGAAGCACCTGACGCTCGCCGAGCTCAAGCTCCCGGACCTGCAGGGCATCTACGCCGATCACCACGCGGGCGGCGCTATCGCGGCGATCGAGGTCGAGCTCGGCGTGCAGAAGCTCGAGAGCACGTTCAAGCTCAATGGTATCGACCCGGCTCTGATGACGCAGTTCGGGCTCGGTAGCAAGAGCAAGAACGTGTTCACTGCCTACGGCGTCGTCGTCGACAAGAGGACGGGCCGGAATATCGAGAGCAAGGCGATCATCGAGGCGCGGCTCGGTCGCGTCGCGCCAGACGCCTTCACCCGCGGCGAACTGATGGGCCACGAGTATGCGCTGAACGAGATCACGCACTACGAGCTCTGGTTCGACGGCTCCGAAAAGATCGCCTGGGATTTCTTCGAAAATCTCTGGCGTGTCGACGGCGTGGATCAGAACGCCGACGCCAATTCGATCATGCGCATCGCGGGCTGATCCCCGCTCCTCACGACTAGCACCACAGAGTAGCCCGCCTCCGGTTCGCCGGGGCGGGCTATTCGTTTTTGAAGGAAGCTGCCAATGACCAAAACTGCCGCCGCAGAAACCGCGCCCGCCGATCCGAATGTCCGGACGCTCATCGTGCCGGTCGAGCACAACGGAAAGACGGTCGACGTGATCCGCCTTCGCCGCCCGAAGGGAAAGGACATCAAGTTTTTCAATAAAAAGCGCGACGCGCTTATCGCAAAGTCGCGCGAAGAAAACTCCGGCATGGCCGAGGGCGATGTCGAACTGATCCTGAGCTACGAAATGATCGTCCTCCTTGCGGACGTCGATCTCTCGGTCGAGGCGATGGACGAGGCCGACGCGGAAGACATCGCCTATTTGTCGAAGAGGATCGAAAGTTTTTTGGCCCCTCTGCAGGCGAGTGGCGGCGCATCGTCGCAGACGTCGCTCACATCCTGACGACGCCGATCCCTGCACTTCTCGAAATGGAATGGGAGGAACTGCTCGCGTGGCACGAAGAGGCCGCGCGGATAGTTCGCGCCCGCAAGTAGGCTAGAGCGCTATGGCAATGCTCACGTCGATCCTCTCGGTCAAGCTCCTTGACGGGGTGACGGGACCGGCGAAGGGCATTGCCAAGTCGCTCCGTGGGATCAAGGGTGCATCGCTCGGCCTGAACAACGCGCCCGTGACCGCGCTCGCGAAGATGGATCGCGCTATCGCGGCCAATAATGTTTCGCTCGATGCCACGCGCATGCGCCTTATCGATGCCGCTGCCGGCTTCGTCTTCTTGAAGCAGGCCATCGGCAAGCCGATCCAGGCGGCGAAAGAGTTCCAGTCGGCGATGGCCGACGTCAAGAAGGTGGTCGACTTCGGCTCGCCGGAGGCACTCAACCGCTTTCAGAAGGGCCTCCTGAAGCTTTCAACGCGCATCCCGCTTGCCGCAACCGAGCTTACGGGGATTGCGGCGGCGGCCGGTCAGGCCGGTATCGCGATGAAGGAGCTTCTCCCGTTCACGGAGAATGTCGCCCATGTCTCGACCGCGTTCCAGATTTCGACCGAGGAGGCTGGGACGGCGCTCGCGAAGCTGAAAACTTCGCTTGGCCTGACGGTCCCGCAGGTCGTCTTGCTCGCCGATCACATGAACACGCTCGCGAATAACATGGCGACGAGCGAGAGCGACGTGCTCGATATCGTGCGCCGCGTCGGCGCGCTTGCCGAGGCGAACAGCATCGCGGCGAAAGAGGTCGGTGCCCTTGGCGCCGCCATGTCGGCGAGCGGTGTCAAGAGCGAGGTCGCGGCGACTGGCATCCGAAACGTCATCCTCGCGCTCGTGCAAGGCGAGAACGCCACGAAGGCGCAGAGTAAGGCGCTTGCAACGCTTGGCCTCGATAGCGTTCAGGTGGCGAAACGCGTCCAGACCGAGGGTATGGGCGTGATCGTCGAAATCCTCGAGGCGATCCAGGCGCAGGCGCCGCACACGCGCGCGGCCCTCCTGTCCGCGCTCTTTGAGAAGCGGGCGGTCGACGCGCTTAGCCCGCTCCTCGGCAATATGGAGACGCTTCATCACGCTCTCGGTCTTGTTGCCGACGACGCGAAGAATGCAGGTGCGGCCTTCCGCGAGTTCGAAGAGCGGAACAAGACGTTCGAAGCACGCCAGCAGCGGTTCAACAACCAGCTATTCAGGATGAAGGTTGCCATCGGCAACGCGCTCCTGCCTGCCATGTCGGCGCTGATGGACGTCGCAGGGCCGCTCGTCGATATCTTCGCGGATATGGCGGATCGCTTCCCGCTCCTGACGAAGCTCATTATCGGCACAACGGCGGCCGTCATCGCCTTGCGCGTGGCGAGTATCGGCCTTCGCTACGGCTTCCTGCTCGCGAAGGGTGGCATGCTGCAAATGGGCCGGGGCCTTCTCGTCATGAGAGGGGCTGTGCTCGCGACCGCAACGTCGATCGGCACATTGAAGGCGGCGTTTGCGGCTGGCTTCGGAAAGCTGGTGATTATCAATACGATCGCTCCGGCGGTCGCTGCTCTGAAAACGCTTGGCGCTGTCCTCCTGACGGTCGGCGGAGCCATCGCGTCGATCACGTTGCCGGTATGGATTGCGGTTGCGGCCGTCGTCGCGGCCGGGCTGATGATCTACAAATACTGGAAGCCGATCTCCGGCTTCCTCGTCGGCTTCTTTCGAGGGCTCGGCAAGGCGCTCGAGCCGCTGGCTCCGATACTCATGCCAATCAAGGCGGCGTTCAGCGCCGTCGGTTCAGTTGTCGGCTGGGTCGGCGGATTGATCGGCGATCTGATCGGCTGGATCGGCAACCTGTTGAAGCCGGTCGACGACGTGAACGGCGCGTGGGAGAGCTTCGGCGAGAACCTCGGAACGAAGTTCGGTGCGGGGATCATGCGGGCCATCGGCCTATTGAAGCGCCTGCTTTCGCCGTTGACCCTGGTAATCGACGCCATCCGCTTTCTCGGCTCTGGCTTCGGCGGCTTCGGTGACGTGCCGGGCGCTCCTGGCGCCCCTCCTCCTACGCCGCGCGCAGGAGGAGGCCCCGTCTCTGCCGGCAAGTCTTACCTTGTCGGCGAGAAGCGTCCCGAGATTTTCACGCCCTCGCGCTCCGGCTCGATCCTTCCGGACGCGTCGGCCGTTGGCGGGCGGGCGCCGTCCTTTACCATCGCGCCGACATTCAACTTCTCCGGGATGGGTAACGCCAATCCGGAGGAGATCGAGCGGCGCGTCCGGCGCATTATGCGCGAGGAGGTCGCGGACATGTTCCGGAGCGCGTACTCGGATATGGGGGCAGACTGATGCTGATGTCTCTCGGCAGCTTGGCGTTTGAGGTTGCTCCATTCAACGCGCACTCTCTCGAGTTCTCGGCCGACAGCGACTTCGCGGCGAAGCCGGTCGTCGGTGCCGAGCCGGACCTCGAGTTTGTCGGCAACGGCGCGCACTCGTGGACAATCAACGGGCGCCTTTTTCCGGCGAGGTTCGGCGGCCTTGACGCCCTCGAGCGCCTTCACGAACTCCGGACGAGCGGCCAGCCGCAGTATCTCATGCGTGGTGACGGCAAGCCGCTCGGCTGGGTCGCAATTACGAACGTGACCGAGAGCAGCACGTATCTTGACCGGAACGGCGTCGGCAAAATGATCGAAGTTGCGATCTCTGTCCGTCGGGCGAAGGCTCCGGCGAACCAGAAGTTTCCGGCAGTGATGCAATCAATCGGGTGATGCGATGGCGGAGACGATAGAAAGCATTACCGTTTCGACTGACGGAACGACGCTCGCAAAGCTGATCTGGCGACGCTTCAAGACGACGATGCCCGGGCTTGTCGAGCGCACGCTCGACACAAACCCAGGCTTGGCTGCGCTCGGTGAAGTTCTCCCGGTCGGAACCGTCGTGAGGCTTCCGGTTTCTGAGCAGCGCGCTCCCGAAAAATCAACGTCCGTGAGGCTCTGGTGAAATGAGCAAAGCGATCTTCGACATCACGGTCGGCGATCTGAATATCACCGAGCGTATCCGCCCGCTGCTTATCTCGCTGCGGGTCGAGGACAAGGCGGGGCACGCTAGCGACAAGGCGCGGCTCGAGCTTAACGACAAGGACGGGGCTATCGTCCTACCTGGCCGTGGTGCTGAAATGCGGATATCCCTTGGCTGGGAGCATTCCAGTATCGAGCAGGTATTCGCGGGCACCGTCGACGAGGTGCGTTCGCGCGGCAACCGCGGTAGCGGCCGCACGCTCCTCGTGTCCGCTCGCGGCATGGATACGCTCGGATCGGCGAAGGCCCAGCAAGAGCAGCACTTCGACGGCCAGACGATCAAGAGCGTTCTCCTGACGGCTGGCGAGGCGAGTGGTATCCGCGAGGTCATCGTCAGTGAGGAGCTCGAGGGCGTCGTTCTGCCTTACGCGGAAATGAATGGCGAGAGCTTTATCGCCTTCGGCGACCGGATCGCGAAGGAGGTCGGCGGTACTTTCAAGGTCGTGGGGCGGCGCGCGATCATCTACAAGCGCAGTCCGGCGGTGACGACTACCGGCGCGCCGATCCCGAGCGTCGCTGCCGTTGTGGGCGACAACCTGATCGATTGGGATATTGCGCCGATCATCGGGCGCCCTCGCTTCAAGACGTCGAAGGTTCGCTACTACGACGCCTCCTCCGCATCGTGGAAAGAGGTTTCGGTCGAAACCGGCATCGACGATACGGAGGCCGAGTTCACGGATCGCCACGTTGCGGCGGACGAGGCAGAGGCACTTCGTCGCGCCGGAGGCGCGAGTACCGAGACCGCGCGTAACGCCGGAGAGGGCTGGGTTCAGATCGACGGGAACACGTCCGCACAGTCGGAGGGCATCTGCATCGTATCCGGTACGCGCCCGGGCGTTGACGGGTCGTATCGGATTGATGCGGTCGAGCACGAGTATTCGCGAAGTGGCTTCATCACTCGGCTCGAATTGAAGGAGCCGCACGGCGACGCTGGTACCGACGAGCGCGAAGAAACCGAAGAGGACGACGAATGAGCAACGACGCACGCGGTAGCGCGGCCGCCCAGATTTCCGAGCAGGTTCTAAAGGATGCCAACTCCGCTCTGCAGCGCGCGTCGCAAGTTGCGGCGAACGTAGCCGAGGCGTCGGCCGCGCTTGCCGTTATCCTCTCGCAGCTTGGTGTCGATCACGAGTGGTCGGGAACTCGCATCCGCTTCAAGCTGAAAGACGGAAGCTGGGGAGCCTACGTCGATCTGGCCGGCCCACAGGGCGAAGAGGGAGAGCCCGGCCCGCGCGTTCAGCTTCGCAAGAACGGCGCATCGATCGAGTGGGCCGTCGAGGGTTCCGAGACGTGGACAGGGCTCCTTCTGCTCTCCGATATCAAGGGCGATCAAGGCATACAGGGGCTCCAAGGAGTTCAGGGGGAGCAAGGGCTTCAAGGAGTTCAGGGGGAGCAAGGGCTTCAAGGTATCCCAGGCCCACTTGATTGGACCGTCGCCGAAGAGAGGACCGAGAGCTTTACGACGAGCGAGGCCGACCGCAATCAGTTTATCCGCGTCAACAGCGCCACCGCCATTGCCGCCACGCTACACGCAACGGCGCCGGTCGGCCTTTCGCTCTGGATCAGTCAGGACGGAAACGGGCAAATCACGGTCGGAGCGGAGGCCGGGGCGACGCTACAGAGCCTTTTCGGCCTTCATAAGTCGGCGGGTCTTCATTCCGTGGTTGGGGCGATGTGCGTTCAAAACAGCGATGGCTCGAGTGCTATTTGGCGTATCTCAGGCGATCTTGTGGAGTAGGTGATGCAGACGAATATAGGTCTTGGCCTCTCCGCGATCGGAAGAAACTATACGCCGTGGTGGGGCGCCTCGGTCATCGCTCTCGACTTCGTGAATGACCGCTATGCGCTCGGTAACAAGATTGCCAACAGGTCGTCTTTGCTAACTGTTGCGCGCGGTTCCGATGCGCTATTCGACAACACGGCTGGCGTCTACGAGCTCTTCGGTCCAAATACCCCGGCGATCACAGACCGCGGGCTTTATGCGGGCGGGCAGCGCGTCAAC